AGCCGAACACTTGCGCTATAGGGATTGAGCCGAACGACATAGGGCCAGCCGCGCGCCCGCATGGAAAGGGCACGATCGCCGGGCTGGCGCGTTCAGCAAATTGATTGGAAAATGGCAGGAGTGGGGGAAATGCCCAAAGCCATTATTTTCAATGGCTTGCGCTGGTTAACCTGCGAAAATATGCCAACGCATTTCCGCGCTATCCCGAAGCACTTGGCTAACCTTTACGCGGCTTATTCGGCCTGATTTTGCTGGTCGCTAGGCACGGCCGCGCCGGTGGCAATCAGGTCTAGCGCGTCCGCGTGCATTTGGGCAGCGCGCCCGGCTGCGGCGACGATAAGATCGTCTTCGGCACGGGGACGGGAAACCATATCGGCAACGGCAGGGGATCGGTCATCGACCGGGGCAGCACGATCGGTTCCGGGCATATCGGCAGCGACGGGCGGACATGCTGGCCCGCGCACGCGGTGACTATCAGCAGCGCGCCGCACATCAGCATAATAGGCAGGGGCTTGGGCATCGGATTGCCTCGCAATTTCGGCACTCTTGCGCGCCGGTTCATGGTTGACGGTGGCTTGATCTTGACCGGCCTGGTGCTGGACCTTCGCCACGGCCGCCAACCGATCACGATACCGGTCGCCACGCTGCCACAGCAGCCAGTTGCCGGCAGCGGACACGGCCAACGCAATGGCAAGCGCATGAACGGCCGATGACGTTGCCCACTTCCAGCCGGCTTTGATCTCGCCTTCGGCCGTCAGCGCCCAGCGCGATAGCCAGCCTTGCAGCAGCCATGTGATGATGCTGGCCAGCATTCTATGTCCCTCCCGCACTTCGCCCGATTTGGTCTTGCGCCGCTTCAGCGGTGGCTTGTGCGGCTCCCGCCACAGGATCGTCCCCGCCCTCCCAGTCCAGCGACCGATCACCCCACCGGCCGGAAAGCCGCCGGCGGTTGATGGCGAAGCCCAGCCCGGTCAGCACCAGCAGGATGCAGGCGGCCGAAACCCATAGCACCCACCTGATCGTCGTCACCCGCGCGGCCTCGCTGTCGGCACTCCACCCTTCGCGCGGCAGCAGCATGGCAGACAGCGACCACAGCAGCATCGTCAGCGCTACCGCCCCCAGCACTGAAAACAGCAGCGCAGCCAGCGCGCGCCAGTCCTTCGGCGGCCAGTTCATCGCATCTTCCTCGCCAGCTTCAGGTGGTACTGATTCTCGGTGTAGGCCGCGCCGTTATAGGCGCGGGCGAACGCGCGGCAGTCGTTGGGATCAGGCGACAGCGCGCGCATTTCGTCCTGAAGGTTGTTCGCCTCGATAAAGCGGCACAGCATGTCATAGTGCGCCGCCTCTCCGGTCACGGCCGATGCCGCCATGGCGAAGGGGCTGGAATAGCGCAGCGCCTCCCAGTGCCCGCCCATCACCTGAAACTTGCCCCAGCTGGCCGAAGCGAAGGCCGCGTCGGGCGCCTTGGCACAGGCGGAAATCAGTTTGTCCCAGCTGTCGATATCGTAGCCGCCGCGAAGCGGGTAACTGAAGGTCGCCGGGCTGAACCGGCCGTTTGTGATCCGGTGGAACCAGTGCCGTTCGAACAGGATCTTGGGCCGCCCCTTGGCATCGAAACCGGCGCCGCCGCTTTCCACATCGGCCACGGCCGCCAGCTGGCGCAGCGATACGCTTAACCGATCGGCAAACGCCTGCATCTGGCCCGGCGTGATCGATGGCGCGCCGCGGTTCGTGAACTTGTCCAGCAGGGCCGCGCGTGACGCAGGCCCCCACTTGCCATCGGCGTCGGTGCCGATGGCCCTTTGCAGGGCGGCGATATCCATGGATTTAGTCCTTTCCGTCCAGCCGGCGGGCAAGGTCGAGAATTTCCGAAGGCACGTCTGGCATCAGCGGGAACGCCTTTTTCAGCGCCCGTTCCGCACGCAGGATCGCATCCGATGATCCGGAAACCACTAGCCGATGCTCGGCCAACAGCAGCGAAAGCGCCTCACCCAGGATCATCGTCTTGGCCGCCTGTTCGCGCAGTTCGCGCTCGATCGATGCGATCCGCTTGCCCTGGCTGCCGGATAGCCATGTCACGATCCACCGGATCGTCGCGCCCATGCCCACAAGCGCGGCGCCTATCCAGCCTGCAATCTGGCCGGAATCAACCGCGCCCCCATGGTCCATATTCAAAGCCCCTGCTGCCACTTTAGAAACCTCCCGCGAAAGATCGCGCCGCCTGTTCAGGTCAGCGGCGGTCAAAATAGCGGCTCTTGCGCACGCCTTCAGGCACGGTGCCGGTGGTGAACGGCTGCCATGTGAAGAAATTCGACAGGTTCGTGGACGGCACCACAAATACCTTGCCGCTGGACAGCATCCGGCCGCCGATCACGTTCGAACCGGATGAACTGGATGCGCCGGTCAGGCCGGCCGTGCTGCCGATGTTAACACCGCCCGCCATGGTCGTGCCGCCCCACGTGGCATTTGCCGCCGATTTCGTGGTGGCGAGCGAATTGCCGGCCGTGCCCAGCGTAATGGCCGATGCGGTCAGCGTCGTGCCCGACGATGTTGCGGTGGCGTCGGCATTGGCGCTCATGGCCGCCGCATAGGCGGTGCCGGAACCGGCGCCCAGGCTGATAGCCGCCGCAAGGTTTGCCAGCGACGTCGCCGCATCCACGCCGATCTGCACATAGCCGTTGGTGTTCGTCAGCGTGGCCTTGAACGTGTAGGTCTTGCTGGCCACGGTCACCGTTTCGCCATCGGCGAAGTTGGCCGTCGCGGTCAGCGCCTGCGAAGCGGCAACCGTGCCCATCGTCGTCACGAACGACACAGGATCGATCTTGCCAAAGCCCAGGAACCCGTTGCCGATAAGGGCCACGGTTCCATCCTGCAACAGCGTGATGCCCGCCCACGGATTGGTGGCAAGGTTCGTGAAAATCGCAGCGTCGAGCAACGTGTTATCTGCCAGCCGGTATGCGCGGACCTTGTTCGAAAGGCTCTCGGCCAGAATCACATGCTTGGCATCGGGCGTCAGCACGCCGCCAACCATCGTGGCGCCGGTCGTGGTCGTGCTGGTGCGCGTGCAGTTGGTCACGGTGCCGGCGGTGGGGTTCACGCGCCACGGCGCGCCGATATCGACCGCGCGCCGCGTCAGGAACAACAGGTCGCCATTCGGCAGCGGCACCACCGGCCCGCCGTTTTCGGCCGACTGCCAATCCGTATTGTACGGCAGCGTCATGGCCGTCACCGCAAAGGCGGGCATGGTGTAGTCGTAGGTGGAAATCGCCTTGTCGGTGGGATGGCCCGGCGAAAGCCAGACCTTGCCATCGCGGCCCACGGCGCCACTGGAAAACGCCGGGACCGATGCCGTGGACGTGCGGCCATGCGTCACCGTGGCGGCGATCGTATCGTTCCACGGGTCATATTCGGCGAACTGCGTATTCTGGAACGGGATCAGCAGGATCTTGCCGTTCGGCAGCGTCACCGCGCTGGAATACATGGAACTGCCCGAATAGTTCGGGATGGCCAGCGCGCTTGTGGTGATCGTGCCGGTGGCGGGATCAAGGAACTGAAGGTATCCCGAACCGCTTACGCGCGGCACCAGCAGCACCTGCCCCGCGCGCGGCGCGATGCGGGACAGTGCATCCGGCTCGGTCGTGATCTCAACCGCCTGCACATACCGTTGCGTGCCACCAGACGTCTGCGTGCCGGCAGTCACGATGGCGTTGCTGGCGGTCAGCGTGCCGTTGTCCAGGATCATGCCGTCGATCTCGGCCTGCACGGCGGCAAAGCTGGCGCAGGCCGGCCCACTTGCGGAAAGGCGCATTGGTTATCTCCTTGTGATTAGGGCGCGTAGGCAAGGGCGCTGACAAGCTCGCGCGCCGCCACGGATGCGGATGTCGTCACGGTGCCCGCGATGATCTCGTCTTCGTAGAATTCGTGATACCAGATGTTGGCAGGCAGACCGGCGCCGGTGCCGCGGCCTTCGTCGTATACGATCGCCACCTTGGATCGGCCGCTGGTGACATCGATCCACGAAACCGCATCGGGATAGCTGGTGGGCCAGTTGGGCGATGTGCCGCTGGCGCTTTCGACCACCAGCAGGCTGCCAAAGGTCGCCGTCTCGTCCTGTGAAATCATGATTCCCATGGCTCGCCGGTTCGGGCTGGCCTGCGTGTTGCCCACGGTCAGGATGTTGCCCATCGCCGTGCGGATCACCCGGCGGCGCACCGGCGCGGAATTGCCATTGAACTTGGCGGTGGCGTTAGCCAGCGCGGTCCAGCTGATCGTGCCATCATCCTGGTTCGTGCCATAGGTTTCGCGCACGCCCTGCAAGGATCGCGTGATCGCCCACCAGTCGGCGCTGGCCCCCAGCGCGCGCGACAGCTGCACGATCTGCGGTTCGGTATAGGTTTCCTGCGCCGGGTCGCTTTCCTTCGGCAGCACCGTCAGCGCCTCGATAAAGGGTACGTTCGGCGTGCCCTTCGTCACCAGCCGGGCCAGCCGCGCGCCCGGCGTGGCATAGCGCGAACCCCACGATGTATAGTCCGCGCTCCAGTAGCCCGATCCGGTCGTGTATCCGGTCCACGGGATATAGACCGGCAGCCAGAATTCGCCGTTCACGGGCAGGCCGGTGGCGGCAAGGCCATACGTCAGGAAGGCGGGCGTGGTGAAAACCAGCTTGCTGCCATCGGGCGCATCGGGGTTTTCCAGCCACGAAACATAGATGCCCTGCTTATAGCTTTCGGTGGTCTTGCCCATCGCCAGAAACGGGAAGAATATGCCGACACGGCCATCCACGATTTGCAGCATAGGGTCCGCGATGCGGCCATACGAGGCGCTGGCAACCACCTGCGCCACTTCCTGCCACGTTCCGCCGCCTACCGGGCGCCGCATGATCGAAACATAGCTGTCCGGTCCTTCAGCCTGCGAATAATCGCCGCCCAGCACCCGGCTTGCCGCGCTGAAGGATGCGTACATGTAGCGCCCGCTGCGCGTCATGGTGGGGCATTGCTGGTGCGTGCGCAGGTTCTTGGGTCGCATGGCCGTGCCCTGCACGATCATGGGCGCGATGCCGGCCGCCTGCCCGATCTGCTTGGCCCGCGTCGGCCGCGCAAACCCCAGCACGCCCCCGCGCGACACGATCGAATTCGCCACGCTGGTTTCATCGGCCGCGCGCGCCAGCGACATGCGCAGCACGCCGTCCACGCTGTCGTACCAGAATCCGGGGATGCCCCAGGCGAACCGCGTGGCACTCGGCGGGGCAAAGATCACCTGCCCGTCGAACACCTGCGAACGCTCGCTGGCCGTCTTGACCGAACGCACATGCACGCGGTCCAGCGCGGCAAGGTCGCGCACCGCCACCGGCTCCAGCAGCATCTGGCCCGTCAGCGTGTTTACGGTGAAATAGGTCGTGCCCTTGGTCCCATCCGCCGCAACGGAAAAGATCGCCAGCGCGCGCGATTTGCCCGATGCGATTTCCATCAACATCGGGCCGCCATCGGCGCCCAGCTGCGCGCCGCTGTTGCCCTGGCGCGGGCTACCCATCACGGCCGTGGCCACCGTTGCGCCGGCCGATGCGGCCAGCGCGGCGGCGGCGGCCTGCGCTGCCGCGGCGCGCTGCGCCGCATTCTCGGCCACGCTGTTCGCGCCAAAGCCAACGGCATATTCGCGCCCGCCGAAGGTGATGTTGATTTCCGCCATTATACCAGCCCCATCAGGTTGACCGCACCGCCCCATAGCAGTTCCTGCGTGCCACCCGATGGCGTCAGGAACATCATATAGGCGAAGGTTTCGACGCCATTTCCGTCGGTATCGGTCGGCAGCGCGGCCGTCTGCGTGCCGGTCAGGCTGATCGACCACCGCGTTTCACCGATGCCGGATGTGCCGCCCGTGGGATCATACGTCAGCGCGCCCACGGTAAAGCTGGCCAGCACCGCCCCGCTGGCATCCGGGCTGACACGGATCTGCCCGGTCAGTGTGGCCCCGGTCCAGTCGCCCGGCAGGTTGATGCCCGCCTGCCACGGCTTGCCCCGCACCATATCATCGATCGGCGCAGGGCCTTTCCCGGCTGCGGCAAGCTGCCGCAACCAGTCTTCGAATGTCGTATCCATGCCGTACCTGCCCGTTCAGAAGTAGTTGAAAACCACCACGATGCCCGCCGCGCCGTTGCCGCCTCCGCCGCTGGTGCCCACGCTGTCCACCGATGCGCCGCCGCCGCCGCCACCGCCGCCATATGTCCCGCCGGCGCCGCCTGCGCTGGCCGCGCCGGCCGTGCTGGCCGCGCCACCGCCGCCGCCCGTGCCGCCGCTCGGCCGGTTTGCCGTGACCGACGTTCCCGCCGCGCCGGGCGATGCCCCGGTCACGTTGGCCGCGCCGATCGCGCCCGCGCCGGATCCGGCCGTCTGCGCCGCATCGCCCGTCGTGATCGATCCGCCGCCACCCCCGCCCGATGGCGCGAAGGTGGTCACGCTCACGGCCGCCGCCGCCGCCGTGGTGACGTTGGTGGTGCCGCCTGCGCCGCCGGTATCCACACCTGCGCCGCCGCTCGCAGCCGATAGCGCGGCTGCCGCCCCGCCCGATCCGCCGGTGCCGCCACGGGCATAAACATGCGTGCCAAAGCTCGATGTGGTGCCGTTGTTGCCGGCCGTCCCGTTTGTGCTGTTCGTCGCCTGTCCGGTTGCGCCAGTGCCACCCGTGCCCACGGTAACGGTTTCGGTTGATCCCAGCAGCGCCGCCTGAATTTCCATGTCGCTGCGCGCGCCGCCCGCACCGCCGCCGCCGCCGCTGCGCGCGGTGGTCGCCGCGCCCTTGCGCCCTGATCCGCCGCCGCCGCCGCCACCGATGCAAACTACCTTCACCGCCGTCAGGCCGCTGCGCTTCGTCCACGTGCCGCCACTGGTGAATACGTCCACCACCACCGGCGATGCGTTCGCGCCACCCGGCGCCACGTAATCCGTGCCCGCTACCGCCGCGCTCAATGCGCTGCCGCTGCTCTTGATCAGGCCGGTCACCGCCGCCGCCACACCCGCCACCGCGCCCGATACCGTCGTGGGCGTGAACCCCAGCGCCCCGGTCACGTCCGAATAGGTCAGCGTGACCGCGCCCGTGCGGGTGTTGAACGATGTCACCCCGCCGCCCACGAAATAGGGCAGGCTGTTGTAATGCGTGACGCCGTCGCCAAACTTGAACTTGCCGGTATCGGTTTCCAGCACCAGTTCGGCCAGCAACGGGATTTCGTTGACGCTGGCCAGGTCGGCGGCCGTGCCGCGCCGGGCCTGCCACCGGATCGTGACTGTCGTGGTCACGGTGCCACCACCCCGCCGTCATAGACCACGCCCGTGGGCAGGGTCCAGTATCGGGCGATCGCATCGCGGTCGCTGGCCGTCATGCCGGTTGAACCGCTTGGCGGCACGCCCGTGGCCGCCAGCGCCGTCGTGTGCTTGCTCGCCGTTTCCATGCGAAACGTCAGTTCCACGCCAAAGGTTGCCGGGTCCAGCTTGCGCTCCATCACGATCGCATCCCCCGAAAGCCCCAGCGACGGGATATTCAGCGTGTAGCATTCGCCCGGCCGCGCCATCCGCCACTGCGGTTGCAGCGGCAGCACGATCGGCGCTTCCTCCCGGCTGTTCAGCACCTTGTAGGTCGCCAGCTGCGCCGCCTGGTTCACGTTCTTCACCAGATTGAACGGGTATTCCTGCCGGCGCTCCTCGCCATCCGCCGTCACAAGGCTGGACAGCACGATCGGTTCAGCCGCCATCAGTTCCCAGTTCGAACCGGGATCGATGTACTTCGGCACCACCGTGTTGAACCGCGCCGTATAGGGCTGCATTTTCGTGGTCGAAAGCTCGCCCTCGCCAAGGTCGGCTTCGGTGATCGTGCCCAGCGACACGCGCGGCGCGTCATAACGCACCGACAACAGCCCGCCCGAAAAACACGGCTCGCCACCGCCCGCGATTGCAATGTCCTTAAGGTTGCTCCAGCGGTCGCCAGGTTCGAACACCCGGCCAAAGACCTTCCAGGCATTCGCATCGCAGACATTCGCCCATGCTGCGATCGTCGCCCAGTCGATGCCGTTGGCCGGAAAGCCGCACCCCATCACCTTTTTGCCGTTCTGATACCGGCCGAAAGCATAGGTGCCGAAATGCAGCGCCGGGTTTTCAGACCATGTATACGTGCTTTCGGTGCCCAGGCGGTGCGCGCCCGATCCGCCGGGGAACGTGCTGTCCAGCCGCGGATCATAGACCTTAACCCACTTGCCATAGGCGCCCATCACCGGGATGCCGCTGGCAAAGCGCTTGCCATCCTTGTCAAACATCACGTTCCAGCCGATCGCCGCGCAGCCCGACAGCTTGTAAGAGCTGGTCCAGCCGGGCGCCCCGGCCCAGTTCAGCGCCAGCGCGCTGGTTTCCGGGCACGCGCCCAGCTGCGAAGACGTATAGGCCCACCCGGAATAGTAGCTGCTGATCGCCGCGAAATCGAAATAGGGCGTGATCGATTCCACCGGCCCATGCCCCGAATACACATCCACCAGCCACCGATATGGGTTCGGCACATCGCCCACCGTACCGCCATAGGCGCGGTCATAGCGGCGCACCCCGCCGATATAGCCTTCGCCCATGGGATACGGGCGCGGCGGGTCAACCTGCACGATCACCTGGCTAACCGATCCGCGCGCAGGCGGTGGTTTTGCCAGCAATTGCGCCCCGATGCTGGCCACGCTGGCGGCAATTCCGGCCCACGTGGCAATGGTGGTCAGGCTGGCCGTGATGCCCGTGGCCGAAGCAAACGCCGCGCCCAAACCAGCCGCTGCGCCCGCCGTGGCGATGATGGCCACCGCACCCGCGATAACGGCCACCACCTTCAGAACCTTGCTCATACGCGCCATGCCCCCAGCACATGCGCCAGCGATGCTTCCATCTCGACCATGCCGCCCGCCCATTCTTCATGCCAGCCCAGCATCTTGTGCCCGCCTTCACACACCACGATCGCGTCGAAACCCTGATCGGCCGGCAACACCGCGATATCGCCCAGCAGCATCATCGCCGGGGCAATGCGCATCAGGCCCTGCTGCGCGTCCAGCATGTCCGCCACGCCTGCCCAGCCGCGTTCGTCCAGCGCGCGCCGCGCGCCGATGGCGCCGCGCATCCGAGGCAGTTCAGCCGGCTTGTGCCCCATCTGGCGCAGGTGAAACCGGGCCATGTGAACGCAGGTGATGCCCTTTTTCCAGTCAAAGGCCTGCCCGCGATACTTCGCCAACGTGGCCGCCGTGGCTTTTTGGCGCCGCAACAGGTCGTTCATTTCGCCCTCCACGATGGCCCGCCGCTGGCGAAATAGGGCGTCTGCCCACCCGTCACCGGCGCTTCGGCGCCCCACGCCACGGGGATCGTCAGGCCCGTTGCCTGATCGTGGCCCAGTTCACCCGGCCAGACGCCATGGTGGAATGCCGGGGAAAGCGAATTGCCCTCGGCCCGGTTAAATAGCCGCTCGGCCGTGGAAACGATCGTCATCGACAGCCGCCGGGTATCACGCCCCACCGCCAGCTTAGTCTGGTCGATCTGCCCGTCGAATTGCAGGTCGGGCGTGCCCACCACCGCGCCAGTCGCCGTATTGAATTCGGCAATCCAGAACCGTACCCGCGCCGTCTGGAAACCCGGCTGCGAAAGATCGGACGGCACCGCGCTGTTGGTAGGGTTCAGCGCCATCTCCAGCGCTGGAACCTCATCACCCACGCCCTCGCTCAACGCATCCAGCGATGCGATCGTGCCGAACGTCGCATCCTTGCTGGTGAATGTCTCGCTGGACCACCGGATCAAGCCACCATCGCACAGGCGCACCGTGGCCGTGGGCAGCTCGATCTTAAGCAGCCCGGCCAGCGATACCGTGCGCATCAGCCTGCCTCCTCCACCGTAAAGCCCAGCCCACCGACAATGCCTTCGGACGGTAGTTTCCAGCCGATATCACTGGTCACCAGGCCTTCGATCATCGGCTTTGCCATCAGCACGGCCGCACCGTCAGCCAGCGCGCAGCGCAGCGGCACGCCCAGCGTTACCGTTGCCTTGCCATCGGTGCCCGCGCGCACGGCCGTGGCCACGTCATGCAGGTACAGCGCACCACCCGCGTCGGTCACCGTCAGCCAATAGCCCTCCTTGATCAGATACCCGGGCGTCAGCGCGCGCAGGTACAGCGTGGTGCCCGCGCTGGCCGCGGTATCCACCACCGGCGAACCGGGCGAACCCTGTGAAGCGGCCAGCATCGGCACCGGCACGCGAATGCCTTCGCTTTTTGCCCGCGTCAGGCGCGCCTTGACGGTGCGCGCCTGATCCGCCTGCATCGCCGGCAGCGTGAATTCCATCACGTACCGGCTGCCACCCCGGTTGATGCGCAGTGCGGGCGCACCAGCCGCCGGGCGCACGATCATGCCAAAATCCAGCAGGCTGAACGCCACATCGGACGGATAAGCAAAATTCGGCAGCGTGATCATGCCAACCGCCTCGATCCGTACCGCTGAACCTTGCTGAACCCGATCTCACCGCCTGCTTGCGCCGCCATGGCGTGCCCGGCGTTGATCTGATTCCAGAATTCCGGCGTCATCAGGTTGCCCTTCAGGACATAGGTGTTTCCGCCACCCCCGCCCGGCCCGGTGCCGTTCGGCCACACGCGCGAACCACGCGGCAGATTGACGATTTCCGGCCCCTGTTCGCCCACCAGCGACCACCCGCCCGGCGCATAATCGGTGCCGTTGGCGTGCTTCGGAATGCTGTTGATCGTGGATGCAAAGCCTTTGCCAAACACCCCAATGCTGCCCAGCTGCAATCCCAGGTTAAGCACGGAAGAAAGGGCCGAAAGAAAATCGCCGCCCTTGATCGCGGATACCATCTGATTGATGGCGTTCAACGTTTCATCGGCCATGTCTTTGAAGGACTTGGCGATACGAACCGTTGAATCCTGCACGCTGTTGCGGGTACGGTTCAGGATATCTGGAAATTCATTGATGCTCTTGGCCGCTTCGGCAACGCGGGCCTTAAGATTATCGTTCGCCGCGATATCCTCGATAACACTCGTATCCTTGCGCCCCGCCATCGCCAGCCGCAACCGCATATCTGCCGCACGCTCGACCGTAATAGTATGCTGCGCCAGCGCGATATCGATCAGCTTCAGGCTTTCCTGATAATCGCGCAGCGCCTTTTCTTCCGGCATCAGCTGGTCGGTCAGGCGCGTGAACTCGTCATTGAACAGCTTCTGCTGATCTTTTGTCAGCTGGACGGCGGGGGATAGCTTCCCAATCCCCGCCTCGGCTTCGCTGGCGCCGGCCGACAGCAAGCGCAACGCGGCTGCACTCTGCTCGATCGGCCCAGGTAAGTCCTTGATCGCCACCACAGCCTTCGCCGCCGCGCCAGCAATGCGCTTCAGGGAACCCGCTCCCTTGCCCCCACCACCATGATCGGAAAGGTCTAGTTCCGGCAGGTCCAGCCCGCTCGCACTACCGCCCGAAGCCGAACCGCTTCCCCCCATCGCCTGTTTCAACAGGCCCAGCTGCTTCAGCATTTCAGTGCGGGCGCCGGTTTCGGTCACGCCAGTGCCAGATTCTTTGCGGATCGAAAACAGCGAACCACCGCCATTTTTATTTTCAGCCTGCATCCTGCGGAACTGCGCGGTGGCAACCTTCAGCTTTTGCGTCCGAAAGCGAATATCCATATTTGAATCTTCAGCCGCCTGCGCGATCATTGAACCGCCGACATAGCCGCCCACAGTGCCAATGATGGCGCCGGGCAAACCGCCAATCCTGCCTCCCGCGATCGCGCCCCCCATGGCGCTCGTTGCCGCAGTGTATTTTGATGCGAACTGTGCTGCTCTGCCTGCACCTATTGCCAAAGCATTGGCCAATTGCAGAATCGCATTTGCATTATCTGCGACAGTGCTGGCAATGTGCGCGCTCAACGCCTGATTCAGCGCACTGATCTTGTCCGCTGTTGCATCGGCACGCTGGATCTGGTCTTCCGACAGAACAAGCCCCAGCTGGTGCGCAGCCTGCCGCAGGTCATTTACGCCGGCTGCACCATCAGCCAGCAATGGGGCAAGTTTCTGGCCACTCTTGCCGAACAGCTCCACCAGCACCGCGGCGCGCTCGGCCGGCGAATGTATGCGCTGCAATGCCTGCGCGACTTCAGGAATGACGTCGCCGGCATCGCGCACGTGGCCGTTGGCATCCCGGATGGAAATGCCTAGTTTTTCGAAAGCAGCCGCCTGCGACTTTCCGCCCATGGCCGCTTCGCCAATCGTCTTATTCAGCTTGGAAAGGCCGGCATCCATCTCGTCCTGGGAAACGCCCGCCTGCGAAGCGGCATAGCGATATTCCTGCATCGCCTTGGAACTAACGCCTAGCTGCTGCGACGTTTCACCAAGCGATGATGCATATTCAAGGCCCTGCGCAACCGCGCTCTTCAGCCTGTTTGTCAGGTCGTTAAGCTGGAACGAAATAACGTTTCCGGCGATATGCCGAACCATTTTCCCGATCTTTTCGCCGGCATCATAGGCCTGATCTCCGGTCTTTCCCGCAGCTCTGCCCGTCTTTTCCATGGATTTGCGCAGGCGCTCGGATTCAACCTCCGCCAGCGCCATATTCTTCTGAAACGGCCCCGTTTCAAGCGATAGAACGGCGCGCAGGGATGCGACAAGGCCCATGTCATTCTCCGCTTTCGTTGGTAGCGAGCGCGCCGCCGGTCACCACCACCCACGCGCGCATGGCAGAGCGCATTTCCTCGAATGACTGACGTGGTTCGGACTTTTCAGGCCCAAACCATCCCAGCACCTTGGGAAGGTCTGGCATTTCACGCTGGCGCTGCATTAGTGCGCCGATCCATCCGCCGATTATGGCGTTCGTCCTGTCCAGTTCTGCGCGCAATTGCAGGCCGTTCATAACCGCTACGAATTCGCGCGGGGTAATATCCCAGAACAGCGACAGCGGTTGCCCGGCCGCCGTCCAGTCTGCGATCAGGCCTTCCCAGTCCGTCTGCGCGGACGGGTCGGCCGGGGGCTTTCCCCCTTTGCAGGATCCGCCACCGCCTCCTTTTTTACCGGGGATGCGGCAGACAGCGCTTGCCCGATCAGACTGGCAACCTCGGCCAGCCCGATCTCCTGCACGATCTCGTCCACGGTTGCGTCATCCGGAGCCTCAACGATGCCACACCCGAACAGCATGGCGATTGATCCGGACATCAGGTGGACCGGAGTCATCGCCTGCTCAACGGCAGCTTCATCGCCATCGGCGATCAGTTCAACCGTCAGCTGGGGAAAGGCGCGAAGCACGGCACCGCCAAAGCCGCAGCCGAATTCGCCTTCGACGCGGAATTTCTGGCGGTGCCCGTAACGGATTGTCCAGCCGCGACCAAGCGCGACGAATCCGATAGAACCGATCGGGGAGCCGGTCATATCAGATTGCCGTCTCGGTCACCGGGCCATCAGGCTTGCCGGTGAAGGTGTACGGCACAAGGCCTTCGGGCGTCACATCGCCCACTTCCATCGAAAGCGGGATGCAGGTTCCGGCATACTTGTAGGCACCGGTAGCCCCGCCGCTGGCACCCGGGATCGACATTTCGAACGCAGTGGATGCGCGCGCGGCAATGCGGCCGATCGCCAGCAGGTACGTTGCGTCACCCGCGTTACAGTTGCCCTTTACCACGATGTCCGAAACCTCGATCAGGCCCGGGATAAAGGTGCGCGTGCCACCCGTAATCCCGTGGTTCGTGGTTTCCACGGCCGAACCCTTGGGCACCGGCGGGGTCACGCCCGTCACTTCGCCGAAGGCGGTCAGGGTCGTGCCATTGTGGAGCTTGAAGGTCGCCCCCAGGCCCAGCTTTGCCATTGCAGTTCTCCTTGAGAGGCTGGCCCGTCAGCGACGATACCAGACGAAAAAATCTATCATTCGGCGGTAGATCATCGCGCCGCCGCCTTCGTCTTCGGGCGCAAACGCGATCAGGCCAGCGGTAAATGCCGCCTCGATCGGTGCGGCCACGCCCGGCACCAGCGCCTCCATCCGCGTGCGCACAGCCCGCGCCACGGCTACTGCCGAACCGCTGGTCGTGCCCCAGCAGTCGATTTGCACCCGACAGGATTCAAGCGATGTCGGCCCGGTCATGGTTTGCGTCGGCATGGTGGAAACCAGCGTCAGCGATACGGCCGGCAGGCCTTCGGCTTGCGGGCGCGCATCCCAGTTGATCCGGCTTGCCACCAGCGCGGCCAGCGGTGCATCGCCCAGCATCCAGGCGGTCAACGTCTCTTCCATCGCCGGTCACTTTGCCTTTTCGAACCGGGCGATGGCCTTTTTCAGCACTTCACCCATCTTTTCGACTGCACGATCAGCGTTGCCATCCCACGCCGGGCGAAAGAACGGCTTGGCACTCTGGTGGATGGTGCCAAGCTCACGAAACCGCAGCCAGAATGCATTTCCGGCCGTAACTGTGAACTGGAAAACCCCGTTTGCCTTGAACGTGGCGCGCACCCGGCGCGACTGCGCACGCACCTTGATATTGTCGCGGCCGTGGCCGTAATCGTATTCCCGAACTTCGCCCGATTTGGTCTTGCGCCGCTTCGGCTTGCCCGGTCCCAGCGGGGTCTTTTCCCTGATCGCATCGCGCAGCAGGTTCGCGGCCGATCGCGCAGCCATGTCGCCCGCTTTTTCGCCCATTTCCTGCGAAAGACCTTCCAATGCATCCTTCAGGTCGCCATGGCCGCTATATGTCAGCCAGCCATGGCGTCCGCCGTATCGATCGGTCATTCCACCAGCTCGACATCGCCCGTATCCACCAGAGCCGCCGCCTGATCATCGGGCAGGTCGTAGGTATCGCCCTCGGCCTTGTCGTAGCTTTCACCCCAGACGTTGCGGTGCGCGCGGATGGTTTTCACCTTCATGGGGCAATCCTTCAGGTTTGCGGAACGGAAATGCAGGTAATCGTCACCGTGCGCTTGCGATCGGGCTTCACGTCGCCGATCACTTCATAGGTGATGCCCTGCGCCACGATCCGGTCGCGCGCACCGATCGATGCGGTGCGCGCGGAAAAGCGGCACATGAACACGGTTTCAAGCTGCGATGCGCTTTGCCCGGCCTTCCACGCCTCGATCGGGCGCTGCGAAACCTGTTGTGCCCAGAACGGCAGGCCATCGGCCACATGCGAATATATCGGCTCGTTCAGCGCGCTGCGCCCAGTTGCGGTATAGCGCAGCAGCTGCACGCGCGTATCCATCCGCCCGATGCGCATCAGCCAAAGCTCCGGATCCGGTAATCCTCGGTCAGTTCATCGAATGAAAGGCGCATCTGCGCCGACATCGTGCCCGGCTGAACCGCCTCGCGGTTTTCGTACCAGTGCGCCACCAGCAGCTGCACGGCCAGCAACAGGTCCGCCGGCACCGCGGCGGCATTGGCATAGCCGGCGGTGAAATCGATCGTTATCGCGCCATCCTGCCGCCGCGCGATCGGCCATGCCGTGGCCCATGCGGGCGAAAGGCGGGCGGGCGAAGGCGGCGCGCTCTTGTCCAGCACATAAGCATTGCTGGCCAGCGTCTGCACCGTGCCTGCCGCGTCCAGATAGGACAGCGCCGAAACTGCGGTAACCGGCCCACGCATCAACAGGATGCGCCCACGCCACCCGCTGGCGCGCGCCGGGAACAGGTCCAGCGCCTGCCGCCAGGTGCAGCTGATCAGCGAAAGCCCGGTGCGCCGTTCCACCATCCGCTGCGCTGCCATGATCAGGCGCGTTATCAGCAGGTCTTCGGCGGTTTCATCCTGATCGACCTTCAGCCAGTCTTTCGCCTCAGCCAGCGAAACCGCCATCGTGGCGGCGCCGGTGGGCGCTACGGACCATGTGATTCCGGCTGCGCTGTCCAGATAGCTTTCGATCATGGCAACAGGTCCGGAAAAAACGGCCGGCGCAGGTCGAATTGCGCCGGCCAGTTGGGGAGGGAACTTTCAGGGATTCAGGCGCTGGCCTGCGCGGCGGATTCTGCCTCGGCATACTTCACGGCCGCCGCATCATCGTCGGCCCAGCCTTCAGCCACGGCCGCCTTCGCGTCGGCGGGCGTCAGGGCGACCACCGAATTGCACGCATATTCGCCCTGATCGGACAGAACGCGCACCTTCACGGTCTTGGTCTTGGCAACCTTTGCAGCCTCGGCAGCGGCAGCGGCAGCAGCTTCGGCTGCCAGTTCTTCAGCAGTCTTTTCGGCCATCGGGCCATCCTTTCATCTTGGGGGGATGGTTCGGCAAAATGAAGGGCGGCCACCTTTCGATGAACCGCCCCTCACCCCCCGAACAGGGTTTCCGGCGTCCCTTAGGTCGCGGAATTCTGGTAATACTTGATCGGATTGGTGCCGGCGTCCAGCAGGCGCGCATCGGCGCGCATGAACATGCCGAAGCCAACCTGGCCAAGGTCGGCATAGCGCTCGACCAGACGGATCATCGTCACGTCGCGCACGATGCGGATCTTATACTTCTTGAATTCACCGAACAGGATCGACTTCGCGTTCGCCGCCATGACCGGCATTTCCTGATTCACCTTATAGGCATAGCCCAGCAGGGTATCAGGGATGTTCACGCCAACGCCGCTTTCATAGCCCGGCAGCCAGATGGGACGGCCCGAGCTGTCCTTGATCTTGCGAACCACCTTCACGCTGCTGTCGTGCATCATGAACAGGGCGCCGCGGCGATAGGCCGGATCGACCGCGTGAACCAGGTCCACAAGGTCGTCATAGATCACGCTAACCGTCTGGCCGGTGGTGCCCACCTTGCCCGAAACCGCGTCGGTGATCACGCCACGGGGCTGGCTGGTGCCGGTGCCGTTGGTAGCATGATCGTTCAGCGCCCAGGCGACCGAACGGCCCAGCGCATCGGCAATGAAGCCTTCGCCGAACGCGCTGTCTTGCAGGAATTCCCACGAAACCGGCAGCATCGGCGAACGGTAGGTATAGGCCCCCAGGTTCGCCACGCCGAAGGGCGTGCTGCTATCGGTGGTGAAGCTCGAACCTTCACCGATAATCGTGGCCTTGACCGCGGTATAGTTGAACGTCGGCATCGGCAGCGTGGCGCCGTTGTCGGTGTACATCACGTCGGCCACTTCGGTCATGCCGCCGAACTGCTTCAGCGCCACTTCCAGCTGGTTCAGGAACCCCTGCGGCACGGTGTAACCGCCGACGTTGCTGGTGCCGGCCGCAAAGGCGCGCTGCTCCTGGTTGGACAGCTGCGCGCGGTGCGCAACCATCAGCTGGCGCTCTTCGGCTTCCAGCCCGTCCAGCCCGTTGCGCAGGAAATTGCGGAACACCGAACCATACCGGGCGGACGCATCATCGCGGCCTTCGATCTGGTCGTCGGCCGGGCGGCCACCGGCGCGCAGCTCGGTCGGTTCCGGACGGGTCAGCGTGGACAGCTTGTCCAGGCGGCGGATTTCGCTGTCGATACGATCGACCTCGGCTTCCATATTCGCCCAGTTCTGGGTTTCGTCAGCATTGAAGGCGCGTTCCTCCTTCGTTGCCAGGTCGTTCAGGTCGTGCATCTGCACGGCCACCTTCGCGCGCCGGGCGCGCAGTTCAGCCAGCTTATCCATAGTCTGCTCCTTTCCGGCCAAAAGCGCCCGGGTCGCGGTGCCGGATGGGCCGCGGCGGGTGTTCGAAACTGCTCGAATATGGGCGGGGTCAGGCCCCGATGATCTTCAGCTTGCGCGCGCGGGCATCGGCATCGCGGCGCGCGCGGTGGCTGGACGTTTCGCGCTGGCGCAGGCCACGCTGTTCATCCACCCAGCGGCTGCGCATGTCGCACGTGGCATCGGGATATGCCGGGTAGGTGACCGGCGAAACGTCGAACAGCTGGCTGATCTTGCGGATTTCGCGCAGCCAGGTGCCATCCTCGTTTTCAATCCATGCCGCTTCTTCCACGGTGAACGCAAAGCTGGATTGCGTCACATCGCCGCGGTCGATCGCGCAGGCCAGCGCCTCGGCCGTATCGGTATCGGGCAGGTCCACTTCGTAAAACAGACCCACATCGTCCAGCGTCAGGCGCAGCGTGCCCGCGATCGAACGGCCCAGGATCAGGTTCGGATCGTGGTTGAACAGCGCGCGCACATCGTCTTCCAGACGGCCATCGAACGCACCCGGCAGGATCGTTTCGCGGAAATCCCACATCAGTTCGGACAGGACATTGTATTTCGCGGCATAGCCACGGATCGTCACCACCTGTTCCACGCTGTCGGGCGCTTCGGCCGGCATTTGCCCTTCGGCAAGGCGGCGCTCGCGCGACCAGCGGCGCACCTCCATCCGGCCAAGGTCGAACGGATTGGCACAGTCGAAACCGTTCAGCGTGCGGGGCATGGGATTATCCTTCGCTTGCGGCCGGATCGGCCGGATCAGCCGGGTCGGTTGCAGCCGGGTCCGCCGCCGGATCCTGCGCGGCCGGTGCGGGCATGGTCGATGCGGGCGTGCCCAGCGGCACGAAATTGGATGGGCGAATGTATTCATCGCCGCCCGGCGCGGGGATCGGGTCTTCGTCCAGCTTGGCGCGCACGTCGTCCACTGAATACCAACCGCCTTCGCGGCCGATTTTCAGATATTCCGCCTGCGCCTTCATGTCGCCGCGCAGCAGCGCCTTGACGTTATGCTTGAAGGTGTAACCCGCCGCGCGTTCCTCTTCGGTCAGCAGCTTCAGGTCCGCTTCCTGTTCCGACTGCACCAGCCACGGCATCATGCAATCATTCACAAATTCGATCCCCTGGTGTTCGATGTTGGAAAAGGTCGCCTTGTCCAAATCACCCACCTTGTGCGGCGGCACGCCATAGATGCGCGCGATGTCGGACACGCCGAACTTGCGCGTTTCGATATACTGCGCGTCTTCCATCGGCATGGTGAAGGGGTTGAACTTCATCCCCTCTTCCAGGATCGCCACCTTGCCGGCGTTTGCCTTGCCCGCATACGTCTCGCTGAAGCTGGCGCGCAGCCGCGATGCCGCATCGGCCGAAACCTTGCCCGGATGCTCCAGCGCGCCCGCCAGCTTTGTGCCGTTGCGATAGAACTGTTCGCCATACGACAGCGCTTCCAGCGCCATGCCGATCGTCATGCGATGCTGGCGGATAGGCGAAAGGCCCGAAACGCCATCGAACCCCGGCGCCTGAAGGTGAAACACATCCTGATCGTCCAGAACCGCGCCGCGCACGCGATAGCTCTTGATTCCGCGGTCCAGCTTCACCGTCACATCGGTTGCCGCGATCGGGTAAAGGCCCAGCGGCCGGCCCGTGCGAACGTCACGCTGGATTTCAGAGAACCCGCCACCCCACAACAGCGCCTGCGCGCAGCTGGAAAGGCGATAGATATACGGCGTCTGATAGCTGTTCGGCCGCTGGTTCATGACGTTGAAAAGCGGGTGTTCGGTGGCAAGGCGCGTGCGCTTGCCCTGCTTTTGCACCAGATGGCACGGCAGCCATGCGTAAGTCTTGGCGATCAGGAAAACGCACGCATAGACGGCCGAAACGCCCAGCGCATTGGCCGGCGTTACCACCGCCGGCGCACTGGACATGTAATCGCCGCCAATGCCAAGCGAACCAAGCCATGCCGGATCGTCCAGCGACACGGCCGGATTTTCCAGCGAACGCCGCTCGCCTCCCGGGCGCGAAATCTCGAAGCCGAAAATTTTCATGCCACGATGATCCCGCGTTCTTCATAAACCGAAGGCCCGTTGCCTTCGACATCGACCATGATCAGCGGCGCAACTGCGTTGATCATGGCGTCTACCCCGTCGATCTTGGCCCGGCTGTCGCGGTTCGGCTTCTTGGGCAACAGCGAACCGTTCACCCGCCGTTCCACCACCGCATTTCCCACCATCCAGTTCATCACCGGATTGTCATCATGGCGGATCAGCTGCGCCTTTGCGCGCACCCGCGCTTCGATTTCCTTTGCCGCGGGCGTGGCGTTGGTCGCGTTCTTCGGCATGGTGAAAGCGATCGGATCGTCCACCGTGGAAAGCTCGTTGTTTATCTCCGACAGGATCAGGGATGATCCCCACATGTCGCAGGTCGTCTTACGAACCCCCAGCGCCTTGATCGTCCGCACCAGCCTGCTTTTCACCCGCGCCTTGTCGATCATGTCGCCCGGCGTCACGATCAGCGCCCCGGCATCGCGCCATTTCTTGTAAAGCGTGGCGTTTTCGCGGTCGGCCTGGCTATCCCGCTTCAGCGCCTCTTCGGGCACGAAATGCCAGGTCTTTACCAACAGGCAATTATCGGCGGTCATGGCAGACAAACAGATGCTGGTGATGTCGTCCTTATCCGAAAGGTCCACGCCCAGCGTACAATCCAGGCCCCTGAAATCGCGCAGCCGCAACGTGCGGTCGCCCCGCTCGCCCCAGCGTTTGGCATTCAACCAGGCACTTGCCGCGCCCAGCCAGATATTCATGCGCTTGGTCTTGAAATCGCCTTCGTGCCCGTTCTTCGCCTCGATCGCGGCTTTTGCAATTTCGGATCGCAGCGGCGCGCTATCGGGCGATGCCAGCAGCGGGTTCGCTTTGATCCACACCGCCGGATCGTATGGATCGTCGTCCCTCTTTCGCGGCGGGTCGTAGTCTTCCTTGCGGTCCAGCGTGTAGATGATCGCAAAAAAGTGATCGGCCTCGACCGCGCCTTCCAGAATTTTCACCGCCAGCGACCGCTGATCGTAGCAAACGCCGTGAACGTTGAATCCGGCCGTGGTGATTTGCCACAACATCGGGTTGCGCCGGGCGCCAAACGCCGATCGCATCACATCGTAAAGCCCGCGATCCTCATGCGCGTGCAGTTCGTCCATCGTCACGCAATGCGGGTTGTGCCCATCCTGCGTTTTCGACTTCGCATGGATCGGCTGCATATAGCCGCCGTTCCCGCCGCACGTGATCGATTTCGCCCATGCGGCCAAAGCGAACGCATCCTGCAAATCTGGCGTTTTCTCGACCATCCGCTTGGCGGGATGGAAAACCTTCTTAGCCTGGTCGTAGGTCGTGGCCGCCGTCAGAACCTGCGGCCCCTCCTCACCCTCGCAGCACAGGCAATACAGCGAAACACCTGCCGTCTTGGTCGATTTGGCGTTCTTGCGGGCTAGCTCTTCATAGACCACGCTGAACCGGCGAACGTCGATGTCGTCCTTTCGGCGCCATCCGAACACGGTCGTCAGAACGAATACCTGGAACGGCTCCAGCACGATCGTCGGGCAGGACCAAACACCTTCGACGTGCGGCAATTTCTCGATGAAATCGCAAACGTCGTTGGCGTACCAGGCACTGAACCTGAACGGGTAATCCTTGCGGCGCGATTTTTTCAGGTCGTCCAGCTGGCGCTTCGCCGCAAGGCGCACCAGCCTGCAATGATCCTTTTGCCCCTTGTCGGCTACGGCCGCCCGCGCATACTCCAGCGCAATGGCGGCATAGTCACGCGCGTGGCCGGTTTCCGTTGGCTGCAAAGGCGTTCCCCTTCGCCTGCGCAGGCCCCCCGGCCCCCATCCGCGCAACACGGGACTTGGCGCCCGCCATGCCAAGGCCTTCCAGCCTCACCCGCAATTCCACCGCCATCGTGATCGGCGGCGCGTCGATGCCCTCGGCGCCTTCCTGATACATTTTCGAACGCAGCTCATAGTCCGCGATCATCATCACCGTATGGTTCAGAAAAGCGCTGTCCTTGCGGTTTGCGCCGGCCGCGATGAAATGTTCGATTTCGCGGTCCCATACGTCGGCCGCTTCGGGTGAAAGTGAACTCCAACGGATCGGCACGTCTGCCGGATCACGGTCAAATTGCGCCAGAACGTCGGGCGTCGGCTTCATGGTGCCGCGCGCGACCTTGGCCGCCGATGTGTCAGGCTTGCGCCCACGTTGTGCCATCGAACTCTCCTGTCCGCCGGCCCCGCACCCGCGCCATCAACATCCCAATGTGAGGGGAAATCCTAATCCACCCTCGAAATCTTAATTCAAACGCGCGAAAATTTGCTTGCGTGCGTGTCCTACGGCGCAAAGGGGCCTAGGGATTGACCCCACCCCCACCCTCTACATCACACCGCGATGTGATCTAGCGCCGCCCTGCCGCTGCCGCCTTGGCCTCGGCCGATGTCTTCGCCCGGTGACATGGGCCGCAAAGCGCTTGCAGGTTCCCATCATCCTCGCCGCCACCAAGGTGGCGCGGCCTGATATGATCCACGTCGGTCGCCATTGCCGCGATGCTACCGCGCCGGCACGCTTGGCACAAGTACTTGTCGCGCTTCAGGATCCGTGCCCGCAGCCTGTCCCACTCTGCACCGTAGCCGCGCGACTGTCGGGAACCGTCGCCAGCCTTGCCCCAGCTGCGCCGCTTGGCGCCGGGTAGCCTGCCTAATTGTGGTGGAGCCTTGGGCATCGGTGCTGCCCTCAAATGAAAAGGTGCGCCTTCACAAGACGCACCTATCAATCGTGATCAGGTCTAGCACGCGGTGGCCAAACGTCAACCCTCCGCAACGCGCAGCCCACGAATACCAAAGCGACCAGCCACGGCATCAACCAGACGCTTACTCGCTTTCAGGAACGCGCGCTGCTGATTACGGCGCTCGGTGCGAACGCTGGCTCGCACATGACGATGGGCACATGCGCGCCGGGCAATCTCCACGAACGTCAGTTCGTCTCGCATCACCGCGTCGAACACCTCGAACAGACCTTGCCCAATCTCTCCCGCCGCCCACTTCACGTCGAACCGCGCCTGCATTGCCGCATGGTCGATGGAGACGCTACCCGCTGCCCTGCGGTTGCCGACTTCGCCAGACAGCGCGCAGCCAAACATTCCACTTTCCGCCAACGACAGCCGCGCCGCATACCAGTCCAGCACGTTGTAGGTCTGCCGGTCGATCGTGCCAGCGCGGTAAAGCGTCTGGTAGTGCGGCACCTTGCGCACCGCGCGATGCTGCTTCAGCGCCCCGTTTACGTAAACCTCGCCGTGCGGGTTCGGGACCGCTGCGATGTCGTATTCGCCCCGCGCCATCTGCGCCGCCGGGATATCTGCCTGCGCGATCATCGGATCGATGCGGCGCGCCGTTGCCTTGCCCATGTCTTGCCCTCCCGGTTGTCTTAATCCCGCCCGGCGCGAAGCCGGTCGGTCGCTTGTCGCTTGATCATTTCCAGTTCCTCCGCTGTCGGCTTCCACGCCTCGCGCTTTGGCTTCGCTTCGCCCGCTCGCTCCAGCAGTGCGAAACGCATCCGTTTGCGCGCTGCCCATCTCTCTTCGGCATGATCCATGATCGTCGGCACGATCGCGCCGTGGTGCCGGCACTTGCGACGGGCCATCGCGCAGCCTTCATCCAGCAGGTCGGCGGGCACGTGCTGCACCTCGTCGGTTGCCAGTGAAATCCACTCTTCGGCCGCTTCCTCGCTCATGCCGACAGGCCGCACCAGCGCTAGGCACCCGGTCAGCATGGCGATAACCCACGCTTCCCGATGCGGGCGCAGCCCATTGTCCGGATCAGCCGGCGTTGGCAGCCGCACGCCGCTCGGCCACACGCTGCCCGATGGTGCGCAGCCCTGCCCCGCCCGTGCGGGCAGGTTGTTCGGATTGTCCATGTCGATCTCCAGCTGCGCGGCGCGCTTCGTGCTGAAGCGCCGCCGCTATCCATTCCACCGGCTCGGAAGGCTGCATCACCTGGCAGCGAGAAAGCACGGCAAGCACGATGCTGTCGGAATAGGTCTGTCGCCAGCGGCCGATGATCGAACGGGCCTGTCGGTCATTCTTGCCGACTGCCGTGAGGATCGCCACCCCGCTGCCAAACACCATCCGCGTAAAGTCCGCCGCATCGGGTTGCGGACCAGCCGGGAGGGAAGGTTCACAAACCCTTTCCGAAACCGGCGATTTGGCGCCCGTAGCTTTAGCTACGGTATCTTCTGTCTCTGACTCTGTATCTGGTGCGTCACGGTGACGTCGCGGTGACGCACCTGTGACGTCACATGGTGCCTTTTCCTTCGATTTTTTCCCTTCCCGCCATTTCGCGGTGCGGCCAGCCGATCGGTCGCTTTCGTATTGCCGGCGTTCCCATGCGGTCACGCGTCCGTCGCAGGTCAACCCGATGTCGGCGAACGCGCTCACCAGCGCTTCCATCGCCAAGAGGGGTTCGCCCAGCGCCACAGCCACAAGGCGGGGGGAGCAATCGAACCGGCCGCTATCCATCGCCACGGCCGCCTTTTCCAGGATCAGGTGCCAGGCGGCCACGGCCACGCTGCGCGAACAGCCCGCCACCATCGCCGCTTCGGCCAGCTTGGGATCGGCAACCGTCCCTTCATAGGCGCGATACCACCGTGCCACGTCAGCTATGCCCAGCCGGTGCCCAGCACTCGGCACTTGCCATCCTGATCACGTCGCCCAGCCGGGCGATATCATCAGTCTTGACCTTAAGAATCAGCGTGTCAGGGGTAGCGCCTGGAACCTCGGTGAAGGTATACCCCCCGCCATGGAGATATCGCCGGAACGTATCCAGCTTCCACTTGTCTAAAACGATGGCAACGGCCTTCATGGGCGCCCGCCTTTCTTCGCGCGCACATCGGCAGCGATCTTGGATACTTCCTCTTCCGATAAGCCCTTTCCGCCCGTCATCACGTCCGACAGCCACGAAAGCGCGCGGATGGCATTGTACGTACCATCAGGATTTATGGCAGCTTCGCCCAGCGTCTTTGCCTTGCGGGGATCGCTCACAACCCATCCCCCTTACATGCGCTGATAGCTACTTGGGCTTCTTTCTCGCTGGAATGTTCGGTGAACACCACACGATCATCGGTTTCCAGCGCGTCCATTTCCTCTTCTGTGCGGACATGAACGGCGCACCAGATCGACGGCAGAGATGTGGCGCAATCTACTACGAACACATGCCTGCCGGGCTTCGGGTCATACATCTCGTCAATGACCTCATCGGGCGAAAACCAGCATGTTTCAGGTTCGTCTGGATGATAGAACCATTGCGGGACCAGCATTTTCCGAAGGCGGGCGTTTTCCTTCAGCAGCGCATCAATCTGCGCCTGTAAGTCGAGGGATTGCTCGTTATGGTCTGTCATTCCCCTGCACTCCCATCCTTGCGTACCAGCACCGGCGGCACCGGGATGCCCATGTCGCGGCACATCAGCCGCGTGCGTTCGCGCACCCGCTCGCGCGCCGAAAGGCACGCCATTTCGGCCAGCGCCCGCCCGGCCGCGCTGGGATCGATGGGCTGGTGGTCGATTGCTGCCGCTTCCACGCGGCGGCCGAACGGAAATCCGATCTTCATTGCCCCTTCCTTTCGCTTTGCACGGCCAGCCGGTCGCGGAACTGCGCCATGTCGCGCTCATGCTGGTCCAGGATGATCTGCTTCACTTCCTCCAGCGGCATATGGCCGTGGCGGCGCAGCCACTTGGCTTCCTCCCGCAGTTCCGGCGGGCACCAGCCCATGATCCGTTCGCTGTTGGCCCTGTTGCGCCGCGCCAGCCCTTCGGGTGTCAGTGCGGCTCGCCCCTTTGCGGCAAGGCCATTCCGTTGCGCCGCCTCGCGCAGGCGGGCCTTCACTTCGGGCTGGCTGAAATGGCGCACCAGTCCTTCGCGCTGCCGCAGTCTCATTCCCGGATCAGTGGCAAACCGCCGCCTGATCGTGATGGACCGCTGCGCGTTCACCGCTGGATCGCGGTTGAACCGGATCGTCGCGTGCCGCTGGCAAAGCCCGCTGCGATTGCGCCGCCCCAGCACCTTGCCGCATTCGGCGCAGGTCATTGCCGCGCCGTTCATTGCGCTTGCCATCCCAGCCTCCGCACGATTTCCGCCCACAGGTTCGCCGCGCGCGTGCCCGATATGCGCAGGTGTTCGCGCGCCGCCTTCAGCGTGCCCAACTCGGCCACCGCTTCGGCCAGCCGGTCCAGCGCTTCAGGATGCGCTTCGTTCACCGCGCCACGCTTGCGCCGGGCCAGAAACTTCATTTCCACCGGCACCGTGTCCGCGGTCGAAAGCCCGCTTTCCACGATCGTCACCTGCCGCGATGCGCCGCCGCGCCGCACGGTGATCTTGCCCGCGCGCTCCAGTCGGCCCACGATCAGGCTCGCCGTGCCGATCGATGCGCTATCCACCGCGCACGCGATCAGCGAATTCGCCGGGCAGGCATCGCCCCGACGTGCTGCGTTTTCCAGCATCGCCAGCACGATCGCATCCTGCTCTTGCGCGGTATGCGCCAGTTTCACGCTCATGGCTGAACCTCCCACCAGTAACCGCCGGCGCGTCCGCGCTCGCTGCGGATCGGGCTGCACGGCCCCAGTTTCTTGCGAAGACGGCACACCATCACTTGCGCCACATTGCTGGTTTCGCGCGCGTTGCCGATCCGGTTGCTGATCGCCTCCGCACGGATCCGCCGCCCGCGCCCGGCCGCGATGGTGTACAGCGTGCCCGCCTCTCCGGGGGTCAGCGCCAGCCGGTCCTGGCCGAACCACGCTTCGCACGGCGTCACCCGCCACGGGCCGCTTTCGATCATGTCGTCCGGAATCAGATTGATTCCGCAATGGGGGCACATGTGCATCATGCTGCCTGCACCCCTTCTTCCTGCGCCACCTTGTCGGCGGCGGCCGTGTCCAGCCCCATCAGGCCAAACAGCGTCGGCACCGCCGCCTTGCGCGCCGCTTCGGTCAGGTATCGCGTGGAATGCAGCCAATAGGTCGGGTTCAGTTCGCTGCCCCGGCCGCGCCGCCCCTTCAGCACCGCGCGCATCGGCACCGTGCCCAGCCCGCAAAACGGATCGTAAACCAGTTCGCCCGGCATCGAATATCGCTCGATCAGGCGGTCCACGATGTCGAATTGCAGCGGGCAGACGTGCTTTTCGCGGCCCTTCTGCACCTGCTCGGCGTTCAGCGTGCGCATCCGCACCACGTCGTCCCACGTATTGCCATCGGTGGCACCCGGCGCCAGCGCCATGAACGTGCGGGGCAGGTGGCCACGGCTGTCGCTCTTTTCGCGCGCCTCGATCGTCTCACCCACCGCCACATGTGCGTCGAAATCATAGATCAGGGCGCGCGTGCCCTCCATGAACCGCTTCACCAGCTGGCCCACCGGCATATCGGCATACATCTCGGCCACCGCCGCCAGCTCGTCGGGCATTCCCAGCCGGTCGCCGCTGCTGCGCCAGAATGCGTGCGCATCCACCTGCCAGCGCGCCAGGCTATAATCGTCGGCCGCCTTGGCTACCGGCTTGTCGGCATAGCCGCGGTTACGGTCGCTTTGCGGCTTCCGCATCAACAGCACGTATTCGGGCGAACCCACGCCCATCTTTGTGCCGTCCTTCAGCATCTCCGTATAGGACAGGCGATAGGTCTGGTTGTTCTCGCGCACCACGTCGGTGTTCACGTGGATCATGCCCATGAACTGGAAGCCGTGGCGCTGGTAATGGAACAGCGTCTTGGCGTGGAACGGGTTCACCGTGGGCACGCCCTCGCCCGTCACCGATCCGAACAGGATCCTGTCCTTCACATGGATGCAGGCCAGCCGGCCCGGAGCCAGCGCGCGAAACAGTTCCGGCGTCAGGAAGTCCATCTGCGCAAAGAAATGATCGTCACTGTCGGTATGGCCGAAATCGTTGTAGCTCGGCGTATATTCATAATGGTTCGAAAACGGGATGCTGGGTACGATCAGGTCCAGACTATCCGTTTCGACCAGCCGGGCCTCTTCCACGCAATCATTCAGGGCAAGGGTCCATCCCTCGCCGGTTTCCACCTTGCGTTCCACTCCGATGCTCCTTTGCATGGCATC